TTGATTGTACGAACAACTTCACGGTTGATTTCAGCAAGAATTTCAGCAGAAAGAATGTTAGACAATTCTGTCTCTGCGTCTAGACCATGGATTGCTTTCAAGTCTTGAGCAAGTTCCATTGAGTATTCAGCTTTCAAAGCACGTGATTTAGCTGTAACAGTAACTTTCTCAATAGAGAACGCCATTTCAGCAAATGCAACGTTGCCAGAAGAACCAAGTGCTTCTGCTTGTGCTGTAGACATACCAGAACCGAAGTTATAGATGCCTGTTTCAGCCAAGTTAGCTGTACCTGTTGTTGTGTTACCTGGGAATGTACCAACGTTCTTTTGACCTAGTGTATTAGCACCAGTAACAACAGAAGAGAATGATGTGTTAACTTCGTTGTAGAAGTTTTCTGTTGCAGAGTTGCCTTGTGTGCTGTACTTAGAACGCATAGCGAAGATCAAGCCTGTTGGGCCAGTCATTGGCTGAACGCCGCAGATGTCATAAGCAATCAAGTTAGGCATTGCACGACGAACCAAGCTAATCAAAACTGGATCGAATGTATCAATGTCAGCACCTGTTGCATTAGCTGGAGCAGCTTCTGTCAATGTCTGTGGGACATAGTGGTTAGCTTCACGAAGAGCTTTTTCTGTGTTCTCAAGAACAACAGCTGTAACGCTTCTACGGTGTGTATCTTTGATAGGGGCCAAGTCTGGGTGAGCTAGGATTGGCTCCCACTTTCTTTGGATGTCTTCTTGTAAGTTCATTTGGTTCTCCTTAGAGGGTTAATATAATTTTATTTATACTTTTGAAGTACGCGCGATTGAATTAAAATAACGTTTCATGGAAGGATCTTGGAAAGAAACTTGTGATTCCTCGTTTAGATCGTTATTACCAATCGCCTCTTCTTCTTCTCTCATGTCTTGAGCTGCTGGTTTTGCTGGGAAATAGTTTTCTTTAACAAGAACCAACTTTCTCTTATAGTTATCTGTTCCGTCAAAATCAATACCCTCTGCTAGCTGACGAAGTTTCTCAACTTGTGTCATAACTAGACCTTCTGCAACTTCATCAAAAATTTCATGCTTAGAGTATTCGCTGATAGATTTTGACAACTCAATGTTCTCATTGATTTGAGCATTGAGCTTTTCTTCCAGTTGTTCAACAGTTGCTGTAAGCTCTTCTAATACATTCAACTTTTCTTCTGGAATTTCAATATAGTTCTCAGCAAACAATTTCTTCATGCCATCCATGAATTCTTCTGTAATTTCTGTTCTCAGTGAGTGCTCGATAGCTACTTCGTTCTCTTTCATCCACTGCTCAACACAGTAGTCCAAGTAGTCATCCAGCTTAGATGCCATTTCTGCAGAAACTTCTTCAAGAGCTTCCTCTAGCTTTGTAGAATACTGATCTTCTAGTTCAGCAATTTCTTCAGAAAGACGAGCTTGGATAGCTGCTTCAAAAATAGTTGAAGCTTTTTCTTTGAAGTCTTCTGATAGTTCTTCACCATTAAACATTGCGTCGATGTGTTCTTTCATTGCTGCGCCTTTGGTTGCAATTGTTGCTTTATTTTGAGCAGACATATCACCAGTAGGAGCTGAGTTGTTTTGTGAATCAGTTTCTTCCTGATCACCAGCTACTGACTGAGGATTCATGTCGCCTTGACTCTTTGAATTAGGCAGTGTAGTTTTTTTAGTGCCTGCATCAGGAGTCATAGAAACTCCAGTGGCGCCACCACCTACTGTTCCATGAAGTTCGTCTAATTGTTTTCTTGTTGCCATTTATAACTCCTTAAATGTTCTTTTAGTATTTATATTTTAAATTCTTACAGTGAGCGAAGGAAATCTGCAAACACTTTAATCTTCTGTTCTTCGAGATTGCGACTAGAAGTCTTTTGAATAGTTTTCTTTATTTCTTCAAGACGCTGTGCCTTTAGAATACCGTTATCCCAAACCCACTCAACCCCTTCCATAATACCTCTAACAAAGGCATCAGGAGCAGAAGGATCAGCAACAATATCAGCAGCAGTAGCTAGATGAAAGTCATCCTGTACTTCATTAATACCTTTACTATTAGCAACAAGGGAGCCCATACCTCTTGAAGATACTCCAAGCTTTGCACCCTCGCTCATAAGGTTTTTAACAATTTGACCATAAGGAGTGTCCATAATTTTTGCTTTACCAACAAAATTAGAACCTTCTCTCATTAGCTTCTGTGTCATGTGCGAAACGCGCTCCAGATTAATGTTAGGACCAGATGGATGGCCTAGTTCGCCAAACGCTCTGTTCTGATTAACATATTCTGTATTGTATCTGTTAACTTCTCTTTCGAGAATATCACCACGATACATTCTACCGTTACGGTTAGGTAAGTCAGCTTGCATGAAGATACCTTCAATGAAGAAGTGCTTCTTACCTTCATTTTCTTCTACGAGAAAGTTTACACTCTCGTTAACTTCGCACATTAGTTTCATTTTGGTTCCTCTCAATACTCGCTAGTGTATGTAGATACTTTCTGGAAATCAATTATAAGTGTACAATTGGATGAAGTACAATTAACTACAACGTTAGCTGCTGAATCTATTTGCAGCGCTGAACCACCTCCAGCATAATCTATGTAATCAGACGTATTGTAAATATTAACAGTATTAGCTCCGCGCGCAATCTTCCAGAAGCCAGTATCTAATCCGTACCATACTTGGTTGATATGAAGACCAGTTACAGTCTCACCAGTAATACCAGTGTTAGCAGAAGCTACAGTTAATTCAGTATTAGATGTAAAAAGGACAACAAACTTACCACCCTTTTGATTGATTAAAGTTCTACTCGCCATCTTGTAGCTCCAGTTGTTCTAAAAACTCAATCATCTGATCTGGATCTTCTTCAAGAATCTGCTCAAAGATCTCTTTATTTTCATCAGATAAATTTTCGTAGATTGTATTGAGTAACTGTGTCAGTTCTTCGTCTTCTGTCAACTC